GTTTAACAGTCTCGACGCACGCCAAAAACGTCAAGTTACTTTGGCCCGCATAGAGAGAACAAAAGGTATCTTCCAGATAGTTGTGAAGATAAATTGTAAAACCGATGAACTCATTTATGGGAAAGAGAAATTCATACCTCGAGTTGTTTTCAACTTTAGTGGTCACGCTCTTGAAGAGCTCGGTCACGTAGTGTCCATAATCACAAAATCGTTATCCAGTACAATCTTTTCCAAGGAGGGTTACGAACTAAATTTTCGTGGACACATATGTAGAGCGTATTTCACTTGCGGGGCCCTTTCTTCAGATCTAGATCAATTCTTCAACGCTGCTATAGCTTCCACTGGCCTGTGGATCCTTTCCATGGGCGACGACTTAGCAGGTGTTTATGATTACAACGGTCAAAGAGTTTTCTTCGAATCTGATTTTTCTAGATACGATAGAACAATTTCCAACACTCTCGTTGATATATTTTACACTATGCTTGAGGAATTAGATCTTAAACACTATGAAAAAGCGTTTTTTCGAATCTGGGGTATGAAAATGAGCATGAGATCTTCCAAATGGGAGAGAATGACCGGTCTCAATAGCGAATTAATCGATCCATCCTATAATGGTTTCAATCTACCTGGCCACAGAACTGGAGAACCTGCTACCTGTCTGCTGAACAGCATTATTTCAATTTTCGTAACTTTCGAAGTCATGACATATCATCTGAACCAACCTACTGAAGCCTATCAACAATTTGGGCTATTAGCGAAATTCAAGCGTTCAAAATCTCCTAATGTCACGTTTTTGAAAGGAATGTTTTTGGAAAACTGCGAAGGGAACTTTCAGTGGACCCGCATGCCTTCTTTTCTTGCAAAATTCGGCAAAACAATGTCCGACCCTCTCACCACTTTCAAACGCAAGTCTCCTATACACTCTTACCACGATGCTACCAGGTCTCAATGGCTTGGTTATGGAGACTTGTCCAGCGTAGAATATTATCTACTTCTCGACGCCCTCATTCGTCGAAAGACCTTTCTGTCAAACATAAAATTCTCTCCTCCCACTGAATTTTGGAAAGTCACTAGCAATACAAAAATCAAAATTCCCACACCAGTTTTTGATCAGTTTCTGTTTACTCGCTACGGTTCAACTAGACAAGACTTTCTAGACTTCATTTCTTTGCTTGACAGAGGTACCATCCC